TATCTACGCTCCAGTAGGTAATCAACCTACTTATGATAGTGATTAGACCTAACTAAAATTAGATCCAATCCCAACCACTGGGCCACTCGTTAATGGTGGTCCATCTCGTTACAGGATTTAGGAGGAATCCGCGCACGGCCATTCGGCCATACGAGAATCCTGCTGCAAACGGTTCATGCCTTGAGTGTTCTAATACCCAAGGATAAACTCCATTCGCAGCGTCTCTGGGGTTGGAAGGTAGGTTAAAAATCCACCTTTCAACTCCGTCCTGATCTTTTCGTGTTAGGTTACACAGTAGAGCTCCGATAGTCACCGACCGTCTAAGACGGCTAGCGATTTTCATATGCTTAATCATGTAGCCTTCGTGTCCTGCTTCCGCAGGTCTAGTGACAAGGCACTCCCGTTCACTGGTGATTAACCCGCTGTCCCCAAATGTAAAGGGGACCCGGACCTTTCGCCAGGAAGAGGGGATTACTTTAACTAGATCAAGCCAAATAGACTTGAACCGGGAATCGCAGCCTAGAATCGCGCGTCTTTTGCTGTAAAGCCGAAGACTGTTAGCGATCTGCAGAGCGTAGGGAATATTGCTATCCCCCTTGCCTCGCAGGTAAAAGGGTCTAACATTGACCCCTTTAAAATAGTCTGCTCCACACGATTCGAAGAAGTTTCCTGCCAAGAAACTCTTCGAGCCGTTCACTCTAAACCCGAGAAAGTTTAGAGCATCGATCATCTTATGAGCATGCGCCTGAGGTACGATAATATCATCACCGTACACAGACACGTCTGCCCATTCTTCACGAGGAACTATGGTGAACGCGAGGGCCGAAAACACAAGTGTTTCCAGCTCGAACGTATAACCATTGCCCATCGAAGAAAGTTTCTCCAGAGGATGGAACTCCCCATCAGGGGTTTCCGTATACTCCGACCGAGCCAGGAAGATTAACTCCTGCCAGTCGTTTGGAAAGAACTCAAGAATCACACCCCAAGCTAGTGAATCGCTCGCTTGTGCAATATCGATGGTCGCGAGACCGTCACGATACGCACGTTGTGCAAGAGATTGGTTATTAGCCTGTTGTGATAGATCGATCCCAGAATACAAAAGCCTTTTCTTGATATATTTGCCGATTCCTTTTTGAACATACATGTTCAAGGTGGGCTCGACGGCTATACCACGATCCGTTTTTGCGTTCTTTGGAACGGTTGTGAACCGATTACCCTTCACGACCGTCTTGGTTCCACGCTGGTGTTCCCACCAGGTGTCGCCGAGTATTGGTCGAACAAAGTGTATAAGGTTCGCGGTCAGGTGTAAAGGTTCGTCAAATTTGTCAGACTTAACGGAACCCCGACCCCGTACACCGGTGCTAGCGCCGGGCCCAAACGAGAAGTTGTGCTCTATTATTTCAAGAGCCTTCCCATCTAGAGGACCTAGCATATTACGAATGCGTGCTCGATAGGCAGTATGCCAATCGGGAGTGATGGACGTGACGTCCATAACACGCTCGTTCGTGAAATAGCACCGTAGCTCTGCGTCGAAAAACGCAAAATAAGCTACATCTGCGGTATCAATACCTAAGGGCAAGTTTGGACTCTTCTTCAACAAGTCCGTTACGAGGTAGTCATCAGCGAAAGTGCTGATGTCCTCATATAACGAAGGGTCGATAGAGAGATCAACGAGCTGCTCCCATTCGCCGTACTGCGTTAGCAGCGCAACGGTTAGGGATCTAGGTGTATCTATGATACAACACAGACGTTGTACGGTCTGGATCTCGAGTCTCAGACTACGAGAAAATGCTACAAGACAACTTGACAGCATGGCTTAACTCCTTTAAAATTTACTCGGTGAACTTACGTACTTTAGTACGGACTCTGACGGCTTGTAAACAAGCCGCCATCGTCCGCAGTACGAAGGTATACATTCTTCAGATAAGATCCGAAGAGATGTATGAGCATGTTCATTATGAGTCGGTGCTTAAAGCTCCGACCTTTTTGAACAATAAATGCTCGAACCTTTGATAGAGAGTGCGAATTAGAAGGGCGATCAACGTCATTACTGACGATATGATTACCTCTTTTTGATCCGAACTCGACATCAGTAAGTTGATTCAAGGTCGCGAACGAGGGTGGCAATCGGTGTCTGACCATGAAGGTCAAGCCACTTAGTCCAAAAGTCCTCACGAGCGCCCGCGTCGAAGTTATCAGGAATGATACCATCGACGAAGATCTGCGCTATCGACATCTCCGTAGCCCGATCGGTCCCAGAGGGATCGTAATCAGGATTCGGCATGTGATACGAATAGCGCACCCGGGTAAAAGGCTTCTTTGCGGAAGCCGGAGTGAGCCCCAGTTTTAATCTGCACCAGTTTCTGACTGACGTAAGCGCGCTTGCGGGCGTACGGCAGACAAATTCCGATGCGGTAGGGGTTACTACGAGAGGCGTATAAACCTCATCAGTAGGTGTTGCGTCTGTCAATGTTATTGCACTTGCAGTAGCCATATGGCCACCTCCATTTCCGACGGTAAGTCGGGTTAGTGTAATTTACCGGGGTAACCGGATCAACTACGAGTTAAGAACGACGAAGAATCATCTCCGTCGAGGACGTGGCAAACTTCGGGCCTTACAACCCCGAGCGTTTGCCAAGAGGGCTATACTATTCATTAGCTTTCGCCAACTCCTAGTAGGTTGCCATCTTGGTAAGGGAGGTAGAGGTATAGATGTAAGTACCCCACGTTGATGATCTGTGTATTCCTCAACCTTCTGCACATCAGTGCTGACGATTGGCGGATATCCGAAGTCATCCCCGTAAGACGTGGTACATCTGTACTTCTTTCGCGTCGTAAGTGTGCCGCTGACTTCCGTTACTCCAAACATAGCGCTCAGTGACGTCAAATAGTCCCCTATGGGGATCATATAATCGATCAGAAAGCTATACGGTAGGAGATTCCACGCAAGAGCAATTGGATTGCCCAACGTGAAGTTCGGTTGTCCA